AGATAGAGAATTTTTGGGATATTGATAATTTGAATGTTGCGCGTGATGATTGCCACCGAGCGTTTCAATCCATGGATCCTGCATTAATCAAGCAAACTCATGGGGGGCAACATTCTCAAATAAACCAGCCATTGTTGAATGTTACAAGTCTGAATTCGCTAGCTACTGATAGTCGGATAATAGCAATTGCTGCCTCATTCTTCAAGTGTTTTCCCGGCTTTGGAACACAAAACTTAAGATATAGCGCTAGTGAAAATTCTAGAGAGTTTGGCACATGTCAATTTCATCGTGACTTTAACAGTCCAGTTAAGATTTTGAAATTTTTTACATATCTAAATGATGTAACGATTGATAATGGCCCGTTTACATACGTTGAGGGTTCCCACCGTCGACTGCCAAATAATTGGAGTAGTAAATTAAGATGGGAAAATGAAGAAATAGAATTTTTATACGGTGCCAATAGTGTGAAAAATCTCACTGGGAGATATGGAGATTTGATTATAGCAACCACCAACGGCTTCCACAAGGGACTGCCTTTAGAGAGCGGCTTTCGTATATTATTTACAATGAATTTTTTAGTTCATCATGAATTATCGCAAAGCCTTTCCCAGTTGCCTTACGGTCCCGGGGTATTTTATGAGGGAGAACAATCACCTTATTCAAAGAGATTTAAGATATCCAAAGAGTTTTATGAACAACTTAGTGATGACAAAAAACCACTATACGATTTTATGGAGAAAGTATGATAGTTTATATTGATATTGATGAAACAATCGCAAACACACCAGATGATAGAATATTGCAAAAGCAAATAAATTTTACGATGAAGGCAATACTGTTGTATATTGGACAGCACGTGGTTCTGGTACTGGAATTGATTGGTATGATGTAACCAAGAAACAATTAATTCAATGGGGAGCCAAGCATCATGATTTAAAGCTTGGTAAACCGGTGTATGATTTGTTTATCGATGATAAGGCGATAAATTCTGAGGACTGGGAGTAAAGCAATGGATGTTAGATGGGACAAAACAATCAAAAGAGAGGTTTACCACGACGATACTTATTCTCTTCGAGATATTAGTTTTGATAGGGATCCTCTTCATATTATAGACATAGGTTCTAATTACGGATGGTTCTCATATTTAGCAGCCGAAATGTATCCCGAGTGCAATATATATGCATATGAGCTGATGGAAGACAATTACAAGGCAGCAGAAACAAATTTAAGCAAATTTAAAAATGTTAAACTATTCAATGCGGGAGTAATTGGCAATAATTCGATTGTAAAAATTTGTGAAAACCGAGACAACAGAGGCGGACATAAATCAATTTATTCCGGTGACGGAAGCTATAATTCTGAAGAAAGATTTAAGTCCACCAAGCCAAGCAACTCTATAACGAAGTGCGCGGTAGAACAGATATCCATAAAAGAAATATTTGAAATAAATAACATAGATTACGTTGATTTTTTAAAAGTTGATTGTGAAGGGTGTGAATTTGAGGTTTTTGATCAAATATTTAAACATGACTTAGATAAGAGAATTAAAAATATTTCAATGGAAGTTCATGGTGCTGGACATCCAGAATATGAAAATTTAAAAAAAGAATTAACAAAAAGATTTTCCACTTGCAAGTGGGGAAAAATCACTAAAGCTAGAAATGAATAAAGGAGAAACAATGGCTACAGTAAAAGAACTACAAAAGGAGATTCAACGTCTTCAACAGAGAATCAGTGTGTTTAGTGACGAAGTATACACACTTAGAAATGAGCTTAAAAGGTTTAAGTCTGACGTGGCAACAGACGTAAAGTATCTCACAAATAAAGTGGATGGAACCAATGGGTAATGATGTGAACGAAACAACACATAAGTTGTCAAACCAAGCATTAGGATCTATTATGAT